ATGAGTATAACCGTTGGTGTAGATAGTTATGTAAGCCTTGAGGAGGCAAATAATTATTTCAATTCTAGACTACACGCCGAAGCTTGGATTGGTGCGACTGATACAGATAAAGAGAAGGCTCTTAAGCAGGCGACACGGAATATAGATACACTTCCTTTTCGTGGTGCAAAAGCAAATGATACACAGGCTCTTTCTTTTCCGAGAACATACGCTGTCTATAAAGATAGTGGTCTTGTCCTAGTTACCGATCAGGATATTCCACAAGAAGTAAAAAATGCGACTTGTGAAGAGGCATTGTATCTGTTGCAGAACTCACAGAGAAAACAGCTTCGGGAGGAAGGTGTTGACTCTATTACTATTGGCAATCTGACAGAACATTACAGTGGGACTTATAAATCCGTCTCTCCCTCAGCTTATAAAATGCTTAGTAAATATATCGTTGGCGGTGTGTATATAAAATGATAGATAACTATCTCAATCAACGGGTTATATGGAAAAAGGTCGTCGGTGTAGATGCATATGGAAAACCGTCTCTGTCACAATCTATCATTTCTGCAAGAGTAGAGGAACAGAATAAACTTATTAGAAGTAAGACTGGTGAACAAGTGATTTCTGTAGCTAGGCTTTTTGTAAAAGATCCAGTGATGGTAGATGACAGGATAACTTTAAATGACAAGAACTATATAGTTCTGAGTGTTGAATCTTGTATGTCTCTCGATGGAGAAGAGGTGTATAGAATAGTATGGCTGTAAATATAGAGATTAAAGGGGTAACAACTGTGTCAGAGAACATAGAGAAACTTGGGAAGGAAATGATGGATTCTGCCAAGAAGGCATTGTGGCAGTGTGGAGGACATCTTGGGAATGCGGCAGTCAATTTAGCTCCAGTTAGGACGGGAGACTTAAGAGCCTCTATGCAAGTCAATGGGCCCGATGAAAGTGGGGACAAAATAGAGGTGACCGTGTCCTTTTCTACGCCATATGCTGTAAGGATGCACGAGGCGTATTACAATCTTGGTCCTACTTCTTCTAAAGCGCCTGGCTATGATGGAGAACCTGTCGGCAGAAAATATCTAGAAAGACCGCTAATGAAATACGCAGAGAAATATAAAGATATTCTTAAAACATTTATCGAGGGATCAGTAAAGTGAGTGTTTTTATTAAAGAGGTTGGACAATATCTACAGGCTCAGGGATACGGAATTCTTGGTATAGATATCTTTTTGAGCTTTGAGCCTGACAGTCCCGATGAACTTATAGCTGTGCTTGACAGGGGAGGATATGTAACTGATGATTTTGTCAAGGTTACCGGCGATTCTACTAATAAATATGATGTAATTGGTGTTCAGTTGATTTTGCGTGGGACTAGTTATGAAAATCTTATTGATAAAGCATATCAGATTTACGATTTATTTAACAGAAAATCTCTCTATAATTTGGGAGATTTTTATATAAAAGAAAGCCACGCAGAATCCTTACCGATACCAATAGGACGAGACGAGAAAGACAGGGACGAGATTAGTATTAATTTTTTATTCTCAACATTTCGATAGGAGGGTGATTTAAGATGGCAGTGTATGTAGGATATGGTGGAGCAGTAAAAGTTGGAACCGCAACTGTTGCTGAGATTGGAGAGTGGAGTTTGGATGTTACATTGAATACAGAGGAGACCGAGTCTTTTGGTGATCAGTGGAAAGAGTTCACTGGAACTCTTAAAGAGTGGTCTGGTTCCTGTAGCGGTAGGTGGGATATGACCGACACTCCGGGGCAGAAGGCTATGCAGGATGCATTGCTTGGCGGAACAACAGTAACACTAAGGCTTTATGTCGATGGAACTAAAAACTATAGTGGGACGGCATTAATAACAAAAATCTCCCCGAAATCATCCGTAGTGGGTGTGGCAGAGGTAAGTTTTGATTTCCAGGGTACTGGCGCATTGACCTATAGTGCCACTTAAGGTGGTGATTTAATATGGCTGTTTATGTAGGATATGGAGCAAATGTATATTTAGCAAGTGGAACTCCCGTCTCTTTTACTGACGAGGCAATGACAAATGCTGGAGATAATAAAACATATACCATCACAAACTCGGCAAAGAGGTTTTGGAGTAGAAATTATGCTGTTACAGTAAAGAAAAACGGAGGCGTAATTTCGTCTGGCTTTACGATTCAATATCCCGGAGGCAGGGTGGTATTTACTACCGCAAACCAGCCAACCGATACGATAACTGTTTCTGGATATTATATACCGGTGTCGCAGATTGGAGACGGTAAGGAATGGACACTTGACATTGAAAGTGACACAGAAGATGCTACTACTTTTGGTTCACAGTGGAAGTCTTTTGTGGTAACTAGGAGGGGGTCTTCTGGCAGTATAACGCACTTTTGGAATGACGGATCTTTTCTGTCGCAAATGGCGAGTTTAATGGGTTTTGAATTACGGACTGATAGTTCTAAAAAAATATCAGTTCTACGGATATTTTACAAAAGATGCTGTCAATACTGCGGCTGACGGATTGGTAGAAGAACCGCTAGATTTTATTGTGGATGGTAACGTCTATTATGGATAAAAAAACAAATTTAAAAGTTGTGCAAGGAGGAAAGATGAGTCTCAGGGAAAAGATTTTAAATATTGAGGATATTCAGGAACAAATAGTTGATGTCCCCAAATGGGGGGTAAAGATATTAGTAAGAGAACTTAATGGTAAACAGAGAGACAAGATTATGCAGAATGCAGTAGATGCTAAAGGAAATATTAATTTCGAGAAGATGCATTCTGAAGCAATTATAGCTGCGTGTTATGATCCAGAAACTAAGGAAAAGCTGTTTGAGGAATCGGACAGAGATCAGCTTATGGAGAAATCTTCTATAGCGTTAGACACTCTTTATAATGTTATTGCAGAAATGTCTGGATTGTCTAAGAAGTCAGAAGAGACGATAGAAAAAAACTAAGAAATAATCCCGAGCGATTCTTTTATTTTATGCTTGCCGAAAAACTCGGGATGACCGTAGCTGAATTGCTCGGGAAAATCTCTTCATATGAATTGAGCGAATGGATGAAATATCTGGAAATAAAGGCAAAAGAAGAAGAGAGAGCACGCAAGAGGCGTTCAGGACCAAAACCAAGTTTTAGAGGAGGTGGTATGTATTAAATGGAAGTAGGGTCAATTGTAACAAGACTTGTTTTAGAAGCAAAGGAATTCGTTAGCGGAATACAAGAAGCTCGTAATAAGTTAACAGGTATGTCTGAAGAGGCACAGAAAACTACCACCTCCTTTAAAG